TTAAAAAAGAATTATCTAGCAACAAAAATCCTAATACAGTAATTAGAATAGAAAAAAGACTAGCTAGATTAAAAGCTAAAGTAGCTACTGTTAAAGTAGGTGCTAACTCTGAACTAGAGTTAAAAGAAAAAAGAGACAGAGTAGAAGATGCTATTTGTGCTACTAAAGCCGCAGTTAAAGAAGGTATAGTGCCAGGTGGTGGTATAGCTTTACTAAATGCTTCACAAAATTTAAAACCATCAAACATAGGTGAAGAAGTATTATATTGCGCTATACGTAAACCTTATGAAACAATATTGCGTAATGCTGGTATAACAGAATATGTTGATCCAGACGAAGACGGTAGAGGACTAAACGTGGTTACAGGAAATACGGTAGATATGGTAAAAGCCGGAATAATAGATCCTTTGTTGGTTACTAAAAGCGCTTTAAAAAATGCGGCTTCTGTAGCGACTACTATACTGTCTACTGATTGTGTAATAAACAATATTAGAATATGAAAGCAGTAGGCAAATATATAGTAATAAAACCTATAAAGGATACAAACACTAAGACTACAGGAGGTTTAATACTTGCTGAAAAGCAAAGAGAAGATATAAGGTACCGCAAGGCTCTAGTTATAGAGCCAGGTACCGATGTAATAGATGTAGATGCTGGTGATAAAATATATTATGACAAAGCATCTGGTTTTGGTATAGAAATAAAAAACAAACAATACAAGGTTATAAAAGAAAATGACGTTGTAGTAATAATATAAGTTATGAGTAGATTGCGTAAAGGTATAAAATATAACGGCGGTAATTTTGCAAACTCTTTTAAGTCTATGGTTAAAGGTGGGGATTCACCTTTTGCTGTTATAACGGCAGGCACGACCGAAGCATTAGATTTAGAAGAATCAGACGACGCAAATGATAGACCAGTAGCCGTAGCTACCGATAGAGAAAAAGACGCAAGCACTGACTTAGTACCATCAAATACAGACTATTCAAGAAGTGAAGTTGGAGATTTTTTTCAAAGAGTTAAATTAGCAGAAGAGAAAGATGCATTAGAAGCATTAAGAGATAGTATGAACGAGGGAGAAGATGAAGGAGATGGTGAGTATGATCCAGAGATGAGAGATGAAGACGGTAACTTAATTTATACTGACGACTACAATATGGATATGACTGGCAAGGAAAGACGTGCTGAATCTAGACAAAATAAAGGCCAGATAAAAGATAAGTTCAAAGAAGACAAAGCAGATATAAAAAGTAGGTTATCAGGCAAAGAAAAAAGACAAGCAATGAAAGAACTTAGAGGTGAAAAAAGATCCGCTAAGAAATCTAACAGAGGTCAAAAGAAAGTTGCAAGACAAGATGCTAAATGTATTAAACTTAAAAGCAAAGGTAAGACGCATAAGTCTTTCTATAGAAAAAATTGTATGTAGATGAGAAGATTATCATCTAGTGATTTAAAAGAATTAAATTTACTCAAACATTATAGAATAATAAGAAAGTGGGCTTGTAAAACTAGCAACCTAAATGATGCAGACTTAGAACTGTTAATATATTTAGACGCATTAGACCACTTTACAAAACATGATTTTAAACAAGGTACGTACTCATATAGTTGGGATAATAGACGCTGGAACAGATTATTGAAACAAGGGTGGATTGTTGTGTGGAGAGAACGAAATCGCACTACCCAAAAATATCATATATATAAAGTTTCCTATAAGTGTAAACAACTAATTAGTCGTATGTACCGTATTATGTTAGGTGAAGAAGAAATGCCTACTAAAAAATTAAACAACAGTAATAAATACTCTTGGAAAGTTACAGCTAAAGCTATATCATTTGCCAATAGAGATAAAAGAATAATATGACACTAGCAAGTAAAAGATTAAAGATAGATCTTAAACAAAAAGAAAAAGCAGAACTATCTCCTGTTAGAAATGAGACTGCAGATGGTACTAACTATATTATAGAGCCTAAACAAGATAATACTAAACCTATGAACGAAGATACATTAAAAGGTATGTCAGCTTACAGCATGAGCAGGCCTGCTAAAAAAATAGAATACATACAGCAAGTTGGAAGAAAAGGATCTGCTTTTCCTATGGTTGCTCAAATGCCAGAAAAACAAGGCGGAATGCTAGAAGCTGAAGTAATGAAAAATAGAGCTGCAGGACCTCAGAACAGAAAAGTGCTAGAAAATAACCCTAACATTATGCAGCCTGATAACAAAGTTTCAGCGGCTAAGTTTGGACAAGAAAAATTAATGAGTAGCATAGCTAGTGACCCTGGTATACCTAGCCCACAGCCAACTTCAAGCATGAGTTCAGGCGTTGGTTCAGGTGTTGGTCAAGCTACAAATGCTACACCACCAACTAATTATGGAGATATGGTTCAAGATCAATCAGCCAACAAATATGCTGATTTATATGCTGGTGCTGGTTCAACTCCTCAAACTTCTACTTTTGGAATGTATGATGGCCCAAGTAAAGCTTTAGTAGGTGATCAACATAAATTACCTGATCATTTAAAAGCTAAGATAGAAGCTGCTCCAGGTATGTTTGGTAAAGAACCAAGAGGCACAAAAGAAGAAATGGCTGCAAGAAAAACTGAGAAAAGAAACGATAGAGTTAGAAAAAGAAATGATAAATCTCTTGATAAGATGGGCAAAAAATCAAGTAAGATAATTGAAAAGAAAAAAGCAGGAAAAATAACAGAAGCTCTAGCTGGTCAAAAAATAAGAGAAAACTACGACAAAAGTGATAAAAAAGACTTAAAAGCCAGCAGAATACTTGGCTCTAGAGAAGATGCTAAAAGACAAGCTAAGTTAAAGTCTTTTAATTACAAGCAACCTGGCATGTACGGTAAGAACACTAAAGTAACTAAGAAAAATGTTAATGCAGCAGAAAGAGATGATGCAGCTCACATGAGTTATTTAAAAAGAGATGTAAACTACGATGCTAAGCATGGTGGTAGCAAGAGACAAATGCTTAATGACGAGAAGCATATATCTAAATTAGCTGGTGATTTAAAGTATGATCACAAGAAAAAAAGAAAATATGACAATGTGTAAAAGCATTTAAATATTATGTGATTATAATAATACAGCAATAATATAAACGTAAATAAGTAAATTATGCAAAATCAAAAGCCAGCAGGCAAAAAAACTAAAGTGTGGATGCAAGCCTTTAGGAACTAGAATTATGAGATCTAATAATTCTACTATCACACCTACATTAAGAAAAATTGACAATATAGAGTACAAGGGAAATCCTGCTTTATTAGCTCAAAGATGAATACATTAGATGATTTAAAGCTGTATTGTTTAAATATAACATCAGCTACGGTTGTTAGTCTAGGATGGCTAGAGCCTGTATTATCTATACTATTGTTATTAACAACATTAGGTTATACTGCACATAAGTGGTATTTATTAAAGAATAAAAAATGAGAGCAATAAAAGAAATTATTATTCACTGCTCAGCTACACGAGAAGGCCAAGACATAAGTGTTGACACTATAAGAAAATGGCACGTTGAAGGTCGTGGCTGGTCAGATATAGGCTATCATTTCTACATCGACATAAACGGTGAAATACACGGTGGTAGAGATATAGCTAAAATCGGGGCTCATTGTTCAGGGCATAACCGTAATTCTATCGGAATATGCTATTGTGGCGGCGTTGAAGAAGATGGAAAGACCCCGAAAGATACTAGAACAGAAAATCAAAAAGATGCTTTATTGTCTGTGCTTTATACTTTGAAAGCGATGTACCCTGAAGCTATTATTTATTCACACAATGAGTTTGCTAATAAAGCTTGCCCATCATTTAACGCGACAGAGGAGTATGAAAATATCTGAAAACACTGAGTTTAAAATTGATATAAAAACTGTAATTGGGATAATAATGTTTACTACTACAATAGTAGGTATGTATTATACTTTACAAGAAGACATAGCGGAAGCTAAAACTTTACCACCAGTTGAAGTATCTCGTTTAGAGTATGAATTAAAAGAAAAGTGGAATGAAAAAATGATCATGCAGTTGAAAGATCAAGTAGAAATGCTTGAGCAAACTCAAGACATATTAAAAGAAGAAGTTAGTATAACTGCTAGTATGATTAAAGATGGCACAGAAGCTGATGGTAAGCTAGAAGAGCTTAATAGACAACTAGAAGCTTTGCAAAATAAAAGACCTAAAGTAATAGTTAAAGAGGTTAAAGTAGACAAAAAAGGTAGAAAATTGTAAATTATGGAAAGTGGTTTATCTTGTTGGAAAGGTTATAAAAGAGTTCCGGGTACTAGACCAGGTTCAAAAGGTAGCTGTGTAAAATCAAGTGGCCCATCTCTACGTAAAACAACAAAAGGTAAAGGTAGAAACTTCTTATCTGTAAAAGAAGGAGCTGGAATGACAGCTGCTGGAAGAAAAAAATATAAAGCAAAAAATCCAGGAAGCACCTTATCAGCACCTGTAACAGGCAAGGTTAAGCCAGGTAGTAAAGCAGCTAAAAGAAGAAAATCATTTTGCGCTAGATCAAAAGGTTGGACTGGTGAAAGAGGCAAAGCAGCTAGAAAAAGATGGAAATGTTAAAATAAAATTATGAAAAAAACGAGAAGAGGTTTTAAACTTAAAAGCCCAATGGATGTAGATCCAGTAGCTAGATATGAGGTTCCATTTATGCCTGACAACATGCAAGATGATAGTGGTTTAGTCGCTAAAGCTAATAAAAACGGAACCATGATCATTAATAAAAATATTAAACCAAATGATCCTATAAGAGAAAATGCTCAATCACATGAAGAGCATCATCTTAGGGATATGATGGATGGTAAATTAGATTATGATGATAATGCTGTATATCATAACTTAGATGGTAAAGGTGTTAAAAAAGTAAATAGAACAAACTTTGATGAAAGTGACAAGTCTTTACCTTGGGAGAAAAACGCTTATAAAGCTGGAGATAATTTAGAACAAAAAGATATGAGACCTAAACCTAACAAACTAACGGGACCACCTAATATGTATGAGTCTGACACACCTTTGTCTTTTATAAAACAAATGGGTAGAAAGCGTAGAACTGCAGATACTGAAAAAGTTTCTATGAATGAAAAGTTTGGCCCATCAATGGTTAAAAGATTTGGACCTGGTGCTTTTGAAATATCAAATGATACTGACATAAGTGGTAATTCAGATGGAGATCCACCTAAATCACCATACCAAGGTGATCAAATAAGATATGATAACAAGCTTAATAAATTTTTTGGCACGAAGACAGCTGGCGCAACTAATTCACCTGGCACAGGTGACATATATGAAATTAAAGATGGTAATTTCCGAAGTCAAGATTTAACAGCTGATATGAAAGTAGGTGATAATAAAACAAACTATAATCAATATTTAAGTTCTGATATGAGAAACTTCCAAAAAAATAAAGCGCAGTTCATGAGAGACACAAAACCAATGAGTGTTAAAGGAGCAACGTTTTCAGGCAAGGGACCAAAAGGTAATGAAATAAAATATATACGTACACCAAATTCTCCTGATTTTGACCCTAATTTAAGTACCAAAGAAAACATGATGAATCAAATTTTCACTGCTGAATATTATGATAAATCTGGAACGCTTAAAAATTCAGCTAAACCTTTAACAGTACGCGAAATGAACTCTATTGCTAGAGGTCAAATATTTAGTGATAACACATCACAAAAAAATAAGGCTTTTTTAGAAAGTGATACATATGGAGATTTTGCAAATAAATATAAAACGATTTTTAGAAAATAATGGCTGAAAAAAAGACGTTTAAAGAAACTAAAGTAGGTGCTTTTCTAGCTAGCAAAGCGCCTAATGTACTGCAAGCTATTGGAGACATACTGCCTAATCAAGGAACTCTTGGTGTTGTAAAAAATCTTATAACAAGTGATAATAAGATTAAGCCAGTTGATAAAGAGCAGGCTATGAAACTTATTGAGCAAGACCTTCAAGAATTAAAAGAAGTATCAAGCAGATGGAGGGCTGATATGAAGTCAGACTCTTGGCTTAGTAAAAATACTAGACCTTTAGCTCTTATATTTTTAACTGCGTCGTCAGTATTCATGATGGCTGTAGATTCTTTTCATTTACAATTTGATGTGGATGATGCTTGGATAAGCTTATTAAAAACATTACTGGTAACAGTTTACGTAGCATACTTCGGAAGTCGTGGTGCTGAAAAAATAACAAAAATAAATAATTAAACATGAGAGGACTAATAGGAAACACAGCCTCAGAGCCTAGAGTTTTTGGTCACGATGCTGTAGCTTTAACAGCTGGAACAGGAGCAATAGCAAACACAGAAGAAAGAGGCGTTGTAATATACAACGGAAAATCTGCAGCTCAAGATATTACTATTACAACAGAAGCTGGTAACGACGTGATATTTAAAAGCGTGCAGCCAGGAACAGTTGTAGGTGATAAAACACCTATGTTAGCTACTAAATTAAAGGTTGGAACAGACTGTGTAGCTATATACTAGTGGCAACGCAAAGATTTAATGCGTGCTTTGAATGGCGTAAAAGCGGTAGTAATAAAAATTATCAGTTTTTAGGTTTTTTACATTTAATAGATTACATTAGTAATTTATTACCAGATAACTCAAAAGCTTTAGAAATAGGAAGCTACATGGGCGAGTCTGCTAAGATAACAGCTGCTTCTGGTATTTTTAATGAAATAGTATGTATAGACCCATTTGAGGGAAAAGAAAGCTTTAACAATATATTTGGCTATACATGGGAAGATGTTGAAGCTGAATTTAATAATAATATAAAATATTTTGATTTTATAAATCATATTAAAGATTATAGTTACAATGTTATAAACAGCTATGATGATGGATATTTTGACTTTGCATATATAGATGCTAGTCACGAATACGAAGATGTGCTGAGAGATATTAAAGATTGTATTAGAGTCGTTAAAAAAGGTGGCATTATATCTGGACATGATTATAGTTGGGATACTGTAAAACAAGCTGTAACAGAAACTTTTGGTAACAACATTAAGCAATTTAAAGATACTTCTTGGTTAATAATTAAATAAAATAAAATGAGTAAAGTAACAGTAGACTCTGGAATATTAGATGATAAAGAGTTTGAAGAAATTAAAAATCAACAAGACAAGGTTAACAGAATAATGTGTGAAATAGGCTATGTAGAGTCTAGAAAACATGCATTACTTCATGAGCTAGCTGACACTAACGAAGTTGTTAAAAATACTAAAGATATTTTAAAAGAAAAATATGGAAGTATAAACATTGATATGACAACTGGTAAATGGAAAAGAGAAGAAAAGAAGAAAGATGTCAGTAATTAGAAAAATAAGTATTGGATCAGATTATAAAAACGATGCAATGCATTATTCATTACAGCAAGAAGTATACGGTGGCCATGTAATATCAGATATATTATTTGATGATAAAGATCAGTCTTATAATATATATATAACAAAATCAAAAGAAGTTCTTCCTTGGAAAAAGTTCAATCGTAATATGGCTATATCAGTTGAGTACGATTTGAAATATTAATGAAAAGTTTATATAACTTTATTATCAAACCTCTTAATAGTAGGTACGATAATATAAGAAAGGTAGGCGATAAAACGCTTATCATAAATACCACCATAGAGAACCACCGATTTGTGAGCAAGCAAGCAGTTGTTGTATCGGTGCCAGCTGCTTATAGCTCACATATAAAGACAGGTGACAATGTGTATGTACATCATAATATATTTAGAAGATGGTATGATCAAAAAGGAAAAGAACGTAATAGCTCTATGTACTTTAAAAATGATTTATATTTTTGTACTCCTGATCAAATATATATGTATAACAACAAACCTCATGGGCCTTATTGTTTTGTAAAGCCTATTTTAAATAAAGATTATTTAAGCATTAATAAAGAGCAACCTAACGTTGGTATAATGAAATATACTAATAGCTTTTTAGAAGCCGTAGGAATAACACCTGGAACACTTGTAACGTTTACACCAAACTCTGAGTTTGAATTTATCATTGATAATGAACGTTTATATTGTATGAAATCAAATGACATAGCTTTAACTCATGAGTACGAAGGAAACGAGAAAGAACATAATCCGAGCTGGGCGTAAAGCTGTAGACGAGTTAATTAAAGTAGCTGAAGAAAAAATCATTACACATACGGATGATGATGTATCAGCTGATAGATTAAAAAATGCTGCAGCAACTAAAAAGCTATGCATAATGGATGCTTTTGAAATACTACAAAGAATAGAAGAGGAAGAATCTATTTTATCAGGTGATAGTAATAAGGTAGAAAGAGAAGTAAAATCATTTAAAGGTTTTGCAGAAGGGAGAAGTAAGTGAGTTACGAACAGACGCTTTGGAAAGAAATTAAGGACGTTGTAAATCCTAAGATATTAGCTAAAAACAACAGATATAAAAAATGGGAGTATGGTTATAACGTGGAGTATGATTTTGTAGTAATAAGTAAAACAGGTAAAATTGGATCAGTTATCGAAATACAAGGTCTCCGCATTGCTTTACCAACAGCAGATGAACCGTATAAACGAAGCAAAAAACAAAAGGAACAATACTGGAAAAGATTTGAATATCCAAAAGAACTACAAAGAATAAAAAGTAGATTTGATTGGGAGGAATATCCATTAGACTTTAAAGAAAAATGGTACGATTATATTGACAATGAATTTACTAGACGAGAACAAGGATTTTGGTTTTGTAACAATGGTATTGATACTTACATTACTGGTACTCATTACATGTACTTGCAGTGGTCAAAGATCGACATTGGAGCGCCGGAATATAGAGAATCAAACAGATTATTTTTTATATTTTGGGAAGCTTGCAAAGCAGACACAAGATGTTACGGAATGTGCTATCTTAAAAACAGACGATCTGGATTTAGCTTCATGGCGAGCGCAGAGCTTGTTAATCAAGCCACAATATCAAGCGACTCAAGATTTGGTATACTCAGTAAATCAGGTGCAGATGCTAAAAAAATGTTTACAGATAAGGTTGTACCAATATCCGTTAACTATCCGTTTTTCTTCAAGCCAATTCAAGACGGTATGGATCGGCCAAAGACTGAGTTGGCATATAGGGTTCCAGCATCCAAACTTACTAGAAGAAAGCTGGAAGCTAATGAGCAACTAGAAGAGCTAGACGGACTTGATACGACTATTGACTGGAAAAATACTGGTGACAACTCTTATGATGGTGAGAAACTAAAGATACTAGCACATGATGAAAGTGGTAAATGGGAAAGACCTGATAATATATTAAATAACTGGAGAGTTACAAAAACTACATTACGTCTAGGATCAAGAGTTGTAGGTAAATGTATGATGGGCTCAACCTCAAATGCTTTAGAAAAAGGTGGAGACAATTTCAAAAAACTATACTACAATTCAGACGTTACTGAAAGAAATAAAAACGGACAAACAACTTCTGGACTCTATAGCTTGTTCATACCTATGGAGTGGAACTACGAAGGATTCATGGATACTTACGGACTTCCTATCTTCACATCTCCGACAAATCCAATCAAAACAATTGATGGTTCGGTTATTACGACAGGAGTTATCAAGCACTGGGAAAACGAAGTAGAAGGTTTAAAGCATGATCAAGACGCTTTAAATGAATACTACAGACAGTTTCCGCGTACAGAGCAACATGCTTTTAGAGACGAAACAAGAGATAGTTTATTTAATTTAACAAAGATATATCAGCAAATTGATTTTAATGAAGAGTTAAATAATAGTATTAGTATTACTAAAGGAAACTTTGCTTGGGAGAATGGTATAAAAGATACTAAGGTGTTGTTCATGCCAAATAATAAAGGTAGATTTTTAGTTTCTTGGGTACCAGACTTCAATATTCAAAATAACGTAATAATTAAAAATGGAACTAAATACCCAGGTAACGAACATATTGGAGCTTTCGGCTGTGACTCTTACGATATTAGCGGTACTGTTGATGGTCGCGGCAGTAAAGGAGCACTTCATGGATTAACTAAGTTTAGTATGGAAAACTCTCCTACTAATCAATTTTTTTTAGAATATGTAGCTAGACCACAAACAGCTGAGATTTTCTTTGAAGACGTTTTAATGGCTTTGCATTTTTATGGTATGCCTTTATTAGCTGAAAATAATAAACCTAGATTATTATATTACCTAAAGCGTAGAGGATACAGAGGTTTTAGTATGAATAGACCAGATAAACTTTACAACAAGTTATCAATAGCTGAAAGAGAAATAGGTGGAATACCTAACTCAAGCGAAGACATTAAGCAAGCACATGCTGCTGCAATAGAATATTATATTGAAAACTTTGTAGGTCAAATAGAAACGGGTTATGGTAATATGTATTTCCAAAGAACGTTAGATGACTGGGCAAGGTTTAACATAAATAATAGAACTAAATACGATGCTGCAATAAGTTCTGGTTTAGCAATTATGGCTTGTAATAAGAATAAATATAGGCCTGTTGCGGTAAGAAATATAACACCTGTTAGTTTAGGCATACGTAGATACAACAATAAAGGATCTATTTCACAAATAATAAAATAAATGAAGATTACAAACACTTATAGCTCTTTTCCAGATCAGATAGTACCTGATGAGGTTAAACAAAGCATTGATTATGGCAGGCAAGTTGCAATGGCTATAGAAGGTGATTGGTTTAGCGGAACAAGATCTGGAGTTGAAAACAGATTTAATACTAATTATAATAACTTCAGGATGCGTAGGCTTTATTCAAGAGCTGAACAACCTGTACAAAAGTATAAAGATGAATTAGCTATAAATGGTGATTTATCATATCTTAATTTAGACTGGAAACCAGTTCCTATAATACCTAAGTTTGTAGATATAGTTGTTAATGGTATGGATGATAAAGTCTACGACATAAAAGCTTTTGCTCAAGATCCAGAATCAAGACAACAAAGATCTAAGTATGCCGAAGATATATTAAGAGATATGCAGGCTAAAGATTTTTTAGTTTCTTTACAGCAAACTTTAAATTTAGATTTATTTAATACTGAAAATCCTTCAAATCTACCTGAAAACAAAGATGAGCTAGACTTACACATGCAGTTAAGTTATAAGCAGGCTTCAGAAATAGCTTGTGAAGAAGCGGTTAATAATTCGCTTCAAATGAATAGGTATGATTTAACAAAGAAAAGATTACTTGAAGATTTAGTAGTGCTAGGTATGAGTGCTGTTAAAACCAACTTTAATAAAGCTGAAGGTGTTACTGTAGAATATGTTGATCCAGCCCGCATGGTTTATTCTTATAGTGAGGATCCAAATTTTGAAGACCTATGGTATGTAGGTGAAGTTAAACCTGTTACTTTAGCTGATGCTAAAAAACAGTTTCCTAATTTAACAGATTCAGAATTAGAAAGATTACAACAGTATCAAGGCAATAGTAATTACTTGTATAATTACAATGGTAGAAGAGATGGTAATGCTATATATATAATGTACTTCGAGTACAAGACATATAGTGAACAAGTGTTTAAAATTAAAAAGACAGCTACAGGTCTAGAAAAAGCTTTAGAAAAACCAGATACTTTTAATCCACAAGAAAATGATAACTTTGATAGAGTTAGTAGATCAATAGAGGTTTTATATAGTGGTGCTAAAGTTCTAGGTTATGATATGATGTTAGACTGGAAGATGTCTGAAAATATGACAAGGCCAAAATCTAACTTAGTTAAAGTTAACATGAACTACAACATATGTGCACCTAAAATGTATCATGGTAGAATAGAAAGCTTAGTAAGCCGTATGATGGGTTTTGCAGACATGATACAATTAACTCATTTAAAAATACAACAAGTAATATCTAAGGTAATACCTGATGGTGTTTATTTAGATGTTGATGGGCTAGCAGAAGTAGATTTAGGTAATGGAACTACATATAACGCTAAAGAAGCTTTAAATATGTATTTTCAAACTGGTAGTATATTAGGTAGATCGATGACTACTGAAGGTGACCCTAATAATGGTAGAGTGCCAATACAAGAGTTAGTCAAAAGTGATGGTGGTGGTAAAATAAATTCTTTAATACAAACTTATCAATACTATTTGCAAATGATAAGAGATGTAACCGGACTTAATGAAGCAAGAGACGGTAGTCAGCCAAATTCAGATTCGCTAGTTGGTTTACAAAAACTTGCTGCTGCTAACTCAAACACAGCTACTAAGCATGTATTAAATGCTTATTTATACCTTACAGTAAGAACTTGTGAAAACATAGTGTTGAGAACTGCAGATAGTATAGAGTTTGCTTTAACTGAAGAAGCTTTAAAAAATAGTATATCAACTTGGAATGTTGGTCAATTAGATGATTTACGAAATATACATTTGTATGATTTTGGTTTATACATGGACTTGGTACCAGATGAACAAGAAAAAGAAATGTTAGAAGCTAATATTCAAGCAGCGCTTGCTAGTGGCAGTATCAACCTAGAAGATGCTATTGATATTAGACAAATAAATAATCTTAAGTTGGCTAATCAAATGATTAAGCTAAAACGTAAGAAAGCTGCTGAAGCCGCTCAAGCTGCTAATATGGCAAACATACAAGCTCAGGCAGCTGCAAATGCCGAGGCTAGTGAAGCTGCTGCTATGGCAGAGGTACAGAAGCAACAAGCGGTGTTAGATACTAAACTAAAGTTTGAAAAAGGTAAATCTAGCTTTGAAGTAGAACGTATGAGAGTTGAAGCTCAAATTAAACGTGAGTTAATGGAACTTGAGTTTATGTATAACAAAGAACTTGGAGAGCAAAAAATAGGTATTGAAACTCGAAGAGAAAAAGATATAGAAGATAGAAAAGATAAAAGAGCTAGAATAGTTGGCACTCAACAAAGTGCTATAGCTAATCAAAAACAAAAACAATTAGATGCAATAGACTTTGAGGATCCATCGTCTATCGAGAGTTTACAAGATCCACTAGATAGTATACTACCTGAAGGTATGTAATACTTT